TGGGCTGGTATCTATTTCGTCAGCCAGAATGAAGGATAAATTCTGACCCCTGATGCGGTTCCATGTTTCAGTTGCTCGGCATAGCAATGTGGTGCTGCCTTTTTCCGTGTGGATGATGTATTCCGGTTGCGGTGATACTCGGAAGTCATGTTCGATTCCGTATTCTTCTAAGAAATCATCGAAGCTTCGCATCCATACGTCACGTAAAAGTATGTGGGTTGGTTCGAAGACTGCGCCGACTGTTCCGGGGTTATCCATGCACAGTAATATTGCTTTTGCACACAAGGCTCTCGTTTTTCCTGATCCGAAGCCTCCAATGAAGCCGAGAATGAGGTGTTTTTCATCATTACAAAATGTTCGTTGGGCTGGTAGTAACCCTTCTACAATTTTAAATCGCAATTTTTCATTAGTTTCCTTCGCTCGGCTGGATACCTGAATCGGTGGTTCGAGGCATGAGCCGCCCGGTACGTTCGCTAGTAAACTCAATTGCTTTTTCACTTATGTAAGTAGTCTAGGGCATGTCATTAAAAAAGCCCCCTTGCGGGGGCGGGGTGGGTTATGCAAATAGTCTGGGGAATAGTTCTTCTTGCAAAGATTTTGTGGCGAAGTAGCCTCTAAGTTCTTTAGTGCGTTTGCCTCTGGAATCCCAAGAATCCCAGATTGCGTCGTCTTTTACTGCTACCCAATGACGGTTTTGGTGGGCAATACAATGATGAGGAAAATTCTCTGATTTGAATATTGCTCTATCAGCTTGGTCTGATGGAATACGGTAATAGTTCCAGTTCCAAACATCAAGAAGAAGAAGTGTGCGTTCTAGCTCTCTCCTAGATAATGACCATGTAGCAGTGACTTTTGACTTCTTTCTTTGACCCCATTGGTCGTAATAGTAAGGGCTAATTTCCCTCTTCGCTTTGGTTGCTGCTCTCCATACTTTGTTATATGGAAGATCAAGAGCTAGACAAATGGCTCGTACTCCACAATCGCCATGTCTTTCCTTTTTGGGATGCGGGTTGCGATGAAAATAATGCAATCCTGTTGGATGTGAACTTTTCATGGGATGAAATACAATGTTATGTATATAAGTAAGTATAACATATTAGTTAGGTGGTGTCAACTAAGCTAGGTTACATAGTAAATAGGTGGGGGTAGGGTGAACGAGATTATTGCAGCAATTCTTGGGGCTGGTATTTCAGTTGTGGCAATGTTGGCAATGGGAGCCGGTAAAAAGAGGGAGTCCTTTACAGTTGAAATATTTAGGAGGTTGAATACTTTGGATAATAAGGTGGCGAGGTTGGAAGAGAGAACCAAAGACAACAAAACCCCCTAATGTCCTCTACAACTTAGGGGGCTTTGATGCTATCCAATTTCTAAAATGCTAATACTTGCAATGGGGGTATAGGGCATACCTATTTTACTACTTATTTAGGTAGACACAACAAAACCCCCTAGGCAATAGCTTTAGAAACTAGGGGGTTCTGGAGTGACCGATTGTCAGTTAAACCGTCCAACCGCGAAGGTTAAGGAGTGTAAAACTGGTGTGAGTTAATCGCATCTACCGACTTGGCTCTATTCCCGCAGGAGGTCGAATCATCGGAGTAAACATATCTTAGAGAGATGGGGGTGGGGGAGCAACTAAGTTAATAATACTTAATTAAGTAAGTAAGGTATTGGAGATTGGTTGGGTCTGTGAGCAACCGCCCCCACGCGAATCTGAAATGCAAATCGCTTCCCCGGGGGTGGGGGTTTTGCTTGCATAACTGTCTGTATAACAGTTACGCGAATTAATAATCTGTTGGTATCACTAGGGTTTCTAGAATGTCCATTAAATATCAGTGCATGTCCAAAATATCCGGTTGTTAAGTAATAAATAAGGCTTAATTTATATGTAATTAATTAAATAGTAGCTGCTACCCCTACCCCCTACGCGCCGATATGTGAGAGACCACAATCTATTTAATTACTTGGCTCTAATCTTAATAATCTAGCTTGAGCATTAATCGCGCCTATTGCGTTTGAGTATTGGTTATTACGCATAGATGCCTTATACACACTATCTAACCGGTCTAATGTCTCAACTGTTTTTTGCTCTCTACTGACTTCATATTCTTGCTTAATAGTCTCAAATAATCTATTGCGTAGGGTGTCCACCTGACGCGACTTAAGCCCCCACTCTTTCGCGCAGTATTGCACCATATCAAACCGGCCATAGCCTTCCCTATGTAGCCTATGTAAGGTATTTAATCTCTCAGTTGTCTCTAGTTTTGTTGCTTTCTTGCCCACTTCAGAAGCTTAAACAGCATATAAAGCCCACTATAAACGCTAATCATTTAAAAGTGTAGCTATACCAATAAAAAGACAATAAAAAAGCCCGCAATTTGCGCGGGCCGGTTATCTATTTAATTAGCTGGTTAATTAAAGACTTTTTCCTGTAATCGGTCTAAGTCCTCTTGATCTGGGTAATTATCAAGATTTTGAACAAAAAGAATTAAATTTTCTAAAGTCTCAAAATCTTTTTCAGATAGGCTTAAATTTTTCATAACTAACTATGGCAGTGACCGTCGGATTCAATACCTAGCCAAGTTGACGGCGTGTCCTTATCTTGGCTAACCGCTACCATATAGCACTTATTAAGACTGTGATAATAAGGAACGCCAACAAAGGCCCACTTCTTTTTAATAGTCTCAAAAGCTTGAGTTTGTTGCTTATTCATTTAATTAACCTCACTCTTTCAATTTGAACAGCTAGACCACCTAGACCGGCACTTATTCGGCCTTGTCTCTCAAATAGCTCAAATGGGCAACGATGCTTAAGTAATTGACCGTCGGTTGCAATAGCTCTAAGAGTTAGCTTTTGAACGCCGTACTTTTTAGAGTTAGTACGCCGACCAACTTTAAAGAGTGTCTCACAGTTACCACCCATACAAGAGGAATAATTGATTAAAACTTTTTGGCCGTGCTTAAGTGTTTTAAATACGCCAAAATCCATTTTAATAATTCTTGCTTCTTCCCAACTTGCGCCGCTAGCAATAGAGCCCGGGCCAGTTAACGCGAATAATTCAGACTGAGTCATTGGATGAAATGCAATGGAATAAAAAAGCCCTAGAAACTAGGGCCGGTAGATTTAAACAAAGTTAGGGAGTTCAACTTTTTTGATTTGATTTTTTAGAGTTTCTACACCCTTTGAGATGTCAGCTACACACTCTGAAAATTCAAAATTGTGCTTTCTAACTCTCAATTTCAAATCGTTGATGTACTCAGAAGGAGCAATAAAAGTTTCACTTCTTGCGGTTTTTGCTTCAATTAAAGCATCTGACATTTTAGTGTTTGTAGATGTCAAAAGCTTCATTTCTGATTGAAGTTGCAAAATGTCTTTAACTAACTTTGCTTTGTTTTGTCTGTTTAATGCTTTTTCAGTTGTTGGAATAACTGTTGAAAATGCAGTTGATGACATGTGATTAGATGAAATGAAAAAAGAGCCCTTTCGGACTCCCTTATTATAAACATACTTAAGTAAGTATGTCAACTGAATAACTGAGTTAAGTTACACAGTAGCCAACAAAGCCTCCCTAGCCTGATTAATAGCCCGGCCATTATCGCCATGATAAAGGCTGTTCAATCTTTGCTCTGTTCTCTGAATAGCTGACTTAGCGCGGCCGGTATCAAAAGTGTAGTACTGAGTCACAGCATTAAGGAACCGGTAACAGTTGCTAGGCGTTACGATTTGGCCGGTTGACTCGTCATTGAAAGCAGTCTGTTCGATAGCGTGACCATTTTTAAAATGCTTTCTAATTTGCTCAACTTCCTTTAAATCGTTAATAGTCCTATCACGCTTATCTTTGATTGAGTGGTCATAGATAGGCGTTGCTAACTTCTCAGCAAATAGAGTTTCAATAGCTTTAGTAGCGCGTTCCTTAGTCAATTCAACTTTTGCAAGTTGCTTAAGATCGCTAATAACTCCACCAAACTGTTTTGTTTCGCGGTTGATAATGGCCGGTAATGCTTGCACATACTGGTTTATACCTTGTGTATGCTTCATGCTTAAGCCTTTTTGATTGGCTTTTGCATCACGAAATACACGACCTGTAAAGCTACTCATTTGATTACAGCATTGAAGGCGCATAGTTGTAAAAAATACGCCAAAGCCACTGCTTAAATCATTTGAATTAAAGAAGTGAAGCCGATTAGATATCGAATCATTAGGGCCGGTTACTTCCTGAGTACCTAAATCAACAACGCCATACATTCTTTTTGAATTGTTGAAGTTGATTAAATTAGTGAGCTTTCCAGTTGGAAACATGCCTAGTAGCTGTTCAGTAAAATTCATTATTGAATTAGGCTGCAACTCTCTATAGGTCTTAGATACCTCAGCCAGCCTAGTGTCAGTATCCTCTCTAACTAATGTTTGCTTATCGTCAATTTTTACATGTCCATCTTGACCCATATAAAAAAGGTCACGACGTACGATATTAAAATTACAGTTTGCTTTGTTAAAGGCATCAAGTACTGATTCTTGACCGGATAAGTCAAAGCCTAGAATTGATTCATTAGAAATTACTTTTGAATCATCGCGCTTTGCTTGCCATAGCATTGGCTGATTTTTTGATTCATTTGCAAAGCTTGTGTTTGCTGCGAGTCCTGTTGAAAATGGCATGTGATGTTATG